ATGCCGCCGAGGGCGCCGGGGTATGCTGTCCTGACGCCTTCGCTGATCACGCGAGCGCGGAGCATCTGGCGCGGAAACTTCTTCCACATATCCTTGCCGCCGAGGCCAGCCATGCGGGCTCTGGGCATGTCCCAATCGATCTCGACGGGCTCGCATTGTGAGTGCGAGAAGATCGCCGCGACACGCGTGTCGGACAGCTCCGTCCACTTGACTTTGCCGCCTGCCTGCTGGAAACGCGCAAGCATTGCCTCCGCTTTCAGCGACGGCTTGCCTTGGATCACTGAATAATCCTGCATCGCGCTGGCGACGTGGCGTCCCTCGGCCTCTGCCATCAGCATCAGGGCGACGACCTGGTCCACCTGCGTCACGCCGAACAGGCGAGACTTGGCGATCGTCTCAGCCATGCGCATGATCTCGTCAAAGCTGCGGCGCTGCGCCGGCGCTGCATGTTCTACTTTCACCAACTCGTTAGCCATCTGCATTGCTCCTTGTGCGCCGACACTATGCCCCGTCGTCTATCATTGCGCAAGCTATCTTTGCGCTAGACATGCGCCCTGTCTTGTGCCAGACGTCAGCGCATGGACGAGAAGACATTTGCACGCGCGTTAGGCAATCCGCAGCAGTTGGCGGAAGCCATCGGCACGACCCCTGACATGATCTATGTGTGGCGCCAGAGACGAACCGTCCCAGCTAAATGGGTTGTCAAGGTGTCGGATGCGACAGGCGTCCCGCCCTATGACATGCGGCCTGACATCTTCATGCGGCCTGGCAAGCGTAAGATCAGCGCATGAGCGAGCTGGAAGACCGCGCTGACGAGATCCGTGGCCTTGCCCAATCCTGCAAGACGATCAACGATCTGGCAAAGCGTTTAGGCTGGTCAATGGAAGTAACGCGCCACGCGAATACTGTCCTGAGCCTTGGCCTTCCCGACGCCAAGCTCCAAGCCGGGAAGCGCACGGAAGCGCGATCTGTTCCCAAGCCGCAAAAGGCAAAGCCGAAAGCTTGATGGCAATTTGTCAATTCCGGGCGTTTCTGGCTTGCGAATGGCTTAGAATGGGTTGATTGTGACGGCTTAACGCGGTTGCGGCTCACCTCGCAAAAGGTGAGCCGCTTAAGACCGATCAAGTGACGTTGGAGGCGTCAAATGTCGAAAAACAATCTAACACCCTCATTGCGTTCGCCAAGCCCCAAAAGCGGGGGCACGAAACGACAGACTAAAGAATATCTTGCATTGATTGAAGCGAAGCGGCCTGCGGTCGAGTCGTTCGGCTTTGATCCAAAGCCCCTTAATGCGTCCCTAAAGCCCCACCAAGAACACGCGACAACGTTCGCTATTCAGCAGGGCCGCGCGGCGCTGTTTCTTGATACTGGCCTTGGCAAGTCGCTGTGCGCTCATGAATGGGGCCGGCAAGTGGTGGAGCACACCGGCAAGCCCGTTTTGTTACTGGCTCCCCTCGCCGTGGGCGCTCAACACGAGCGCGAGGGCGTCAAGTTCGGCATTGACGTCAAGGCCATACGCGAACCAATGGAAGTGCGCGGCGCCCGCGTTTACGTGACCAACTATGACCGGCTTGAAAAATTTGACGCATCCGCATTCGGCGGGGTCATCCTTGACGAGTCGTCAGTCATCAAAAGCTTTAACGGCAAGACGACAAAGGCACTGATCGACGGATTTTCTCGTACGCCTTACCGGCTCGCCTGCACCGCCACGCCAGCGCCGAACGATCACATGGAGCTTGGGACGCATTCTGAATTCCTTGGCGTCATGCGTCAGAACATGATGCTGCAACGCTGGTTCATCCACGATAGCATGGATACCGGAACATGGCGCATGAAAGGTCATGCCGTTGATGACTTCTGGTCGTGGGTCGCATCCTGGTCGCGCTGCATTTCCAAGCCATCAGACATTGGTTTTTCCGATGATGGCTATGTGCTGCCCGAGCTGGACGTGCGTCGGCATGTGATTGCCGCTGATCGCAACGCGAACGTGGGATCTGAAAAGGACGGGCAGGGCCACTTGTTCCGTATGCCTGACACGAGCGCAACCAGCATTCATCGCGAAAAGCGCATGACAACGGATGCGCGTTCGGATGCCATTGCGGAGATTGTTGCGGGCAGCGATGAGGCTTGGGTGGTCTGGTGCGATACCGATTACGAAGCCGATGCGCTTGCCGCCCGCCTACCGGATGCCGTTGAAGTGCGCGGGTCCATGTCGGCAGACGAGAAAGAGCGCGGCCTTGTGGCGTTCTCAACTGGGCAGACGCGGGTTATCATCACCAAGCCATCAATCGCAGGCTACGGTCTAAACTGGCAGCATTGCGCCCGCATGGCCTTCGTCGGCCTGAGCTTCTCATACGAGAATTACTATCAGGCTATTCGCCGTTGCTGGCGCTTTGGCCAGACGCGACCCGTCCAGGTTCACATTGCCTGCGCCGATACGGAAGAAAACATCTGGCAGACCGTCAGCCGCAAGGCTGATGATCACGACACGATGAAACGGGCAATGTCGCAGGCTATGGCTCGCGCCGTGAAACGTGCAGCCGTCGAGACCTACAACCCCAAGAAAACCCTTTCAATCCCAACATGGATGCAGTCATGACCTCGGTAATCAATCAGTACGCGGGCGAGCATTTTACGGCTTACAATGGCGATTGCGTTGAAGTGGTCGGCGCCCTGCCGTCTAACAGCGTCGGCTTCTCGGTTTACTCGCCCCCGTTCGCTCACCTGTTTGTCTACAGCGACAGCGAGCGCGACATGGGAAACGTGCGCGATGAAGCGGAGTTTAAGGCGCTTTATCGGCATATGGTGCGCGAAAAGTATCGCGTCACGAAACCGGGCAGGCTGACGGCGGTGCATTGCTCCGATCTTCCGCGCACGAAGTCGATGCATGGCGTGGTCGGGCTCTATGATTTCCCGTCCGACATTCGGGAAGTCCACGAAGCCGAGGGGTGGACGTTTCATAGCCGTATCACGGTCTGGAAAGACCCCGTAGTCGAGATGCAGCGCACAAAGGCGCTGGGCTTGCTTTACAAGCAAATCCAGACTGACAGCACGCGATGCAGGCAGGGTATGGCGGATTACGTCATGGTGTTCCGCAAGACGCCGGCAGACGAGAAGGACAGCGACAAGGTCGGGCAGGACAAGACGCTGTTTCCCGTCGATATGTGGCAACAGTGGGCCTCGCCCGTCTGGATGGACATTCAGCAGACGAACGTGCTCAACGGCAAGCTGGCGCGCGAGGACAAGGACGAGCGCCACCTATGCCCGCTGCAGCTTGACCTGATCGAGCGTTGCATTCGTCTCTGGTCCAATCCTGGCGACGTTGTCCTGTCGCCATTCATGGGGATCGGCTCCGAAGGTTTCATGGCATTGAAAGCCGGCCGCAAGTTTGTCGGCTCCGAGCTAAAGCCGCAATACTTCAAGCACGCGGTTAATCACCTGATTGAAGCCGAGCGGGAGACTGCTACAGGCTCCCTTCTTAACTTGATGGGCGCCGCCTGATGACGCAAGCAAGCCTCTTTGACGAGCTACCAGACCCGCCCCCAAAGCCCGGCGTATCATACGATGACTGTTGTTCTGTGTGCGGGGTCGAAACCCCGCACATATTCCACGGCATCCGGTATTGCGAGGATGATCATCCCGACCCCGGCCCACACATCAAGGCGACACGGGCGTGAGCTGGGCGATTGAGCAACTTGTGCGCGGGAAGGTCTGCGGGAGTTCAAGCCGCAAGGCCGTGCTGCTGTCGCTTGCCAACAGGGCCAACGATGACGGTTCGGACGTCTGGGTCAGCAAGACCAGGATAGCCGCAGAAACCGAACTGGCGCGTTCCACAGTCGTCAGCGTCATGCGCGAATTGGAGGCGGGTGGCTTCATCCGGGCGATTGGCAAGAAAACGGGCAATCACGGATACACGGTTGTTTACCACATGTCGGTGGAGAAATTGTCCTCCCTACAAGATGGATGGTCTAAGTGTAGTAATCCGAACACTTTGGACGAAGCTTTAGGGGAGGAGCAGCCAGAGCCGTGTGAAGTGGCCGACCACGCGACACTTAAGGCGGTTCAAGTGTCCAAATCGCGCCGTTCAAGTGTAGCGCTGTCGGACAAGAACAGTCCTTATAGAACTAAGATATTAAATCCTTCGGATCAGAAGAAGGCTTCGCCCCCTCCCAAACGCACATCGTCTTTTGTTCGATGGGAAGCGCAGCGCGAGCGTGACCCTATCAAAGCCTCTGCTCTTTTCGCGGAAGCAGATGAGTTGGCTGACGAGGAAGTTGCCGCTTGACGTGTGCTAGCATTTCGCTAGCCTCTTCCCATGATCAGAACGCGCAAGCCCAAAGTCCAGCTCAACGTCCGCATCTCCCCCGCGCTGAATGCGCAACTGGAGAAGCTGGCCATCAAGGCGGATGTTACCAAAGCCGCAATCGTTATCAACGCATTGAAAGCGCATGTTGAAAGGGCCGGAAAATGAGCCGTCATCGCATGTCCGACGCAGAACACGCTGCGGAGTTACGCGCCGAGATGGAAGCCGCCCGCACGCCAGCGGACCAGCTTGCACTCATGCGCTTTTACTTGATCGAGTTTGACCGGGCATCGGAGCGCTTTCCCGAACTTGACTGCGACAAGTCACGCCAAGTCCGCGCTGAACTGGTCGAGGAAATCGCGCGACTTGAGCAACTCAACAAACACTGACACAAAGGGCATGGGAGCTGGATATGTGGGACGGTCAAGGGTTATCCGAGACAACCGAAGAGCGATCCGACTTTGATCGCCTCGCAGTCGAAACGGCTGGCATGTATCGCTGCGCTGAGATCCGCAGACACGTCGAGCGGCATTTCCAGCTTGAGCCTGGCGCGTTGCTGATCCGCTCGCGCAAGTGGCACATCTCGCATCGCCGACAGATCGCAATGGCCATCTGCTACAAGCATTTCCGGGTCCGCATGAGCTACGAAAGCATCGGCAGGCAGTTCGGCGGGATGCATCACAGTTCAGTTC